CAACAAGCGGTACGCTGTCATCTTGTACAGTAGACGGTACAAATGGCGTAGGGTATATCAACATCCCTCAAAACAGCCAATCTGCAGCCTATACACTTGTTGCAGCTGACGCTGGAAAGCATATTTCTCATCCGTCAACTGACGCTATTGCTCGGACGTTTACGATTCCGGCTAATAGCTCGGTGGCGTATCCAATTGGCACAGCCATTTCGTTTGTTAATATGACTTCTCAAGTCGTCAGTATTGCTATCACAACAGATACGATGTATTTAGCCGGTACAGGCACAACAGGCACGCGCTCGCTCGCACTATATGGCACAGCGACAGCACTTAAAACGACATCAATAACTTGGCTCATTAGCGGGAGCGGACTATCATGAGTGGCGCACTACAAGCTGTATTTCAAAACCAAAGATCGTTTGCGGCTGCAGCAGGCCAACAAGCGTTTATAACTGCTGGAACATTTACATGGGTTGCCCCTGCTGGAGTTACTAGTGTTTCTGTAGTTGCCATTGGCGGCGGGAGTGGGGGCGGCGGTGCTGCTGGCGTTAATCCCGGATATGGGTTGGGTGGTGGCGGCGGTCTTGGGTATAAAAATAACTACGCCGTTACTCCGGGAAGTTCTTATTCGGTTGTAGTAGGTGCGGGTTCTGCTGGTGGAGTAGGCGGTGGCAGTTCAGCGGCTGGAAATAGTTTTTTTGTTTCTACTGCTATCGTAAAAGGCGGCGGCGCTTTAACCTCAAACGTGCTTTGTAATGGAGGTACTTTTACAGGTGATGGCGGTGGTATAGGAGGCAAAACACCCGCTGCTTTATATTACGGCGGCGGCTCTGGGGCTGGTGGATATGCTGGCACTGGCGCAACAGGAGGTGTAGCTACAGCCACGCCAAATAACGGCACTGGTGGGAGTGGCGGCGGTGGTAACAGCGCTCAGGCAAATGGCGGAGCTTCAGGCTGTATGTTTGTTGGCGGTTCAGGTGGCGGCGGCGTAGGTATTCTTGGACAAGGCTCAAATGGTGCTGGAGGCGTTGGTTATATCGGCGCGTACCCCGTCCCTGCTTCAACTGGAGGCGGTGGTGGTTCTGGTGGAGCAACTGGTACGGCGGCTATTGGCAAAACGTCTACAGCTTGTCTTAATAGTCCAGGACAGGCTGGTGGCGCGTATGGCGGCGGTGGCGGTACAGGTGGACTACGAGTTGTTGTTAGTGGACCTTGCGGTTGTACCATAACTAGAAGTTGCCACACCACTGGCGGTGCGGGTGCTTCCGGTGCAGTTCGAATAATCTGGCCGGGTTGTGCAAGATCATTTCCATCAACACGCACGGTAAACGAATGATGAACCTCTATATTCAAACCCAAGACGGGCAACCAATTAACCATCCTGCATTTGAGGATAATATTATTGAGGCGTTTGGTTTAATTCCTGAAAACTGGGAGCCATTTATTCGTGTTGTGCGGCATGTACCAACTATGTATCAGGTCTTGGAAGTGGAAGAGCCTGTTTACGCTAGAGTAGCTGGTGTGTGGAGTGATGTGTGGTCTTTGCGCGATATGACTGCGGAAGAAAAGGCAGCTAAACAACAAAATACCCGTGTTCCACTTAGTACGCGAGAGTATCCTGAAAATTGGTCAGCTTGGACTCTGGATGAATCCACCAATACAATGGTTCCTCCGATTCCTCGCCCAGAACCAGATCAAGCCAAACTAGATGCTGGGATTAGAACTTTCTGGTGTGACGCTGATAGCAACTGGAAAGACACACCCCCGCACCCAGAGGGTAACTACAAGTTTGATTTCTTTGCATGGGTATGGGTATGGGTGGCAGTATGAGCAAGGTGGCTAAAAAATGCAAAACCGCCGAATCGGTGGCTGAAGTTTTCAAGCAGACGCAGCTTCAAGTTGCACACCACTTTCCTTGCCCAATCTATATCATTGAGCACCCTGACTTTTTAGAAGCGGTCAATACTGTCTCTGGAGAAGCTTTAGAAGTCCAGCACAAAGAACGCAAACTGGATGAGTTGTACCCCCTGTACATGACGGGCAACTACTATGCTGACCCCCGCATGGCAGGTTTTACCGAGTTTGTGGGCGGTACGGCTTGGAACATTCTCAGCGATCAAGGTTATGCCATGCAGGACAAGGCTGTGTCTTTTATGGAGATGTGGACACAGGAGCATTACAAGCACTCTGCGATGGATGCCCATGTGCATGGATACGGTTCACAGATTACGGGCTTTTACTTCCTTGAAACACCAGAAAATTGCTCTCGCTTAGTGTTTCACGATCCCCGTGCTGCCAAGGTACAGATTGACTTGCCAGAGCAGGACATGGGTATGGTAACGCCTGCCAGCAAAATGATTAACTTTGCGCCAAAACCTGGCATGATGATTTTTGCCAACTCATGGTTAGCTCACTCGTTTACCCGTCATGCTGCTGACTTACCAATTAAGTTTGTACATTTCAACCTAACGGTAATACCCCAACAGCAGACTTGCGCTGCTGAAGTGATATGAACACCTACCAGATTCGGTTCAACAAAACCCGAGGCCGAGCTGGTCGCGGCACAATGGACCACGTCTGGCGAGTCTTTGAAAATGGCAAGGAATATTTGTTCAAGAACTTGGACATCTCAGTTCCCACCAAGAGTGAAAAAGATGCTAACGGTAATGACTACAACATTGTCTGCAAAGGCTATTTGATTATTGACCGAGACACATCTACTGCGGTTATTAAGTCAAAAATTGAGCAGTTGGAACCCGCATAATTGAAAGCCAAACTTATATTTTTGGTGACTATGATTGCCGATGTGAAACTATTGCACAACAACCATAAAGGAGCTTAATCATGTCAATATTTGACGCAATTACACACGCAGTAAAAGAAGTAGCAGAAGTCGCAATCGAAACGGCTGTACCTATCATCCCACATGACATAGTGGAAACCGTTGTCGATACTGTTATCGACGGCGCAATTGACACAGTAACGGATTAACGATATGCCTGACGAAGCCTGCAGATTAGCTAAAGCGGAACAGCGCATTGATGCGTTAGAAGAAGTATTTGAAGACAGAGGGAGAAAGCTAGACGCTATCATAGCCGCGCTTGATGAAATGAAAACTGAACAGACGCGCTATAAAGGGTTTATTGGTGGTATCGTTTTCACCATTGGCGCAATATTCTCGTTCATTGTTTGGTGGACAGGTAAATAATGGAGTTGCTAGTATTTGTTTCCGACGTAGGTTTTCCTATAGCTGCGGCTTGCGTCGGTATGTACTTTGTTTACTTAACGCAAAAGTTTTTGCTTGAATCTGTGCTTGAAAAAGTGAAAGGGCTAATTGTAATCATTAAACAGTTAGATAGTCGCGTTACGTCAATGTCACAGGATATTTTAAAGATTGATGCGTTGCTTTCTGAAGCGTTAGAACTACATATTGAAAAACTAATTAAGAAGGCGGATTAATGGAGTTTGAAGCGGTTGTTAAATACATTAACCAATATGGATTCCCCATTATTGCAGCCGGTGGCATGGGATATATTGCTTATTTTGTGTGGTTATGGGCGACAACGCTTGTTAAGCCTATTTTAGAAGAAGCGCATAATGTGCTAATTGATTTAATAGACCAGATTAGAACGCTGGACAGTGATATGATTAGACTAAGCCAAAAATTATCAACGATACTATTACTGCGAGTAAAAAAATGAATATAGGTAAAGAAGGCATCGCGTTAATCAAAGAGTTTGAAGGTTGTAAATTATCAGCTTACAAATGCCCTGCAGGTGTGTGGACTATCGGCATTGGTTCAACACGTTACGCTAATGGTTCAAAAGTCAAAGAAGGCGACAAACTACGCGATGAAGCAGAAGCAGACGAGTTATTAAAAGCAACATTAGCTACATTTATGCACGCTGTTAATGCGGCAATTCATCCGCCAATGACACAGAATGAATTCGACGCGCTTGTCTGTCTATGCTACAACATCGGATCAACGGGTTTTGCTACGTCAACATTAGTGAAACTGTTTAATGCGGGTGTAACAAAAGATGAAATATCGCATCAGTTTTTACGATGGGATAAAGCAGATGGTAAATCACTTGCCGGTTTAACTCGTCGTCGAACAGCAGAAGCAGAATTGTTTTTAAAAGCGGGGTAGGTGATGACACTAAAAAAGGTTCAGGTTAAAAGCGGGGT